CTGGACGATGAAGAAGGTAAAGCTGGCCCAGCTCTCCGACGCCCCCATCAATGAGTGGACTTATAAGTACGCTCTGCCGAGTGACATTCTCGGCAACCCAAAGGCTGTATTTAATACCAGCGCAATCGGCGGCTTGCCGGTGCGCGACTTTGAGATTTATGCCGGCGGTCTGTATACCGACTACACTGACGTGTGGATCGACTACCAGTTCCGCCCGGAGGCATCACTGTTTCCGCAGTACTTCGTGCGCCTACTGAAGACGGCACTTGCCGCTGAGTTTGCCGAGCCGATTACTGACCAGATTACTAAGGCCGACTATTTCCACAACCGCGCATACGGCTCACCGAGCGACAACATGCGCGGCGGACTAGTCCGGGTGGCAATCAACATTGACGGACAAGACCGGCCGTCACAGCAAATCCAAGAGTTCCCAATCACGGACGTACGCTAATGTCTCGCATCATCCAAATCCAGAACGACTTTACGGCTGGCGAATTGGATCCGAAGCTGCGGGCGCGTACCGACATCAACCAGTATAAGTCTGGCCTGACTACAGCGCGCAACGTCGTCATCCAACCGCAGGGTGGTGCTACCCGGCGCGACGGCACAAAGTATATTGCCGAGCTGGATAGCGACGCGGCCAACGCTGTGCGTATGGTGCCGTTTGAGTTTAGCATCAGCGACAGCTACATGCTGGTATTCACCGGCGGCACGTCTAGCGCCAAGATGTATATCTTCAAAGATGGCGTGCAAATCACCGACATCAACGGCAGCGGCAATGACTATCTGACAGTGTCGCAGCTCGACAAAGACATCTTACCGGAAATGAACTTTATCCAGTCGGCTGACACACTCATCATTGTGCATGCTGACTTGTCGCCTATTAAGATTGTTCGCGGCGCGAGTGACAGCTCTTGGACGGTCAGCACAATCACGTTCTTCAACCCGCCGCGCTATGCTTTCACTATTACCACAGTAGCTGGCACGACGATTACGGCGGACAGCTTCGACCACCTCAAGGTAAATGGCGTTTCCGGCAACATCACAGTCGAGGCAATGAAGTCCGGTGGCAGCTCGGAGAGTAACGCGTTTACACAAAACGCTGACTACTATGAGGGGCAGTATATCAACGTGACGCCGTTTGGCCGGTTGCGGATTGTGCGCAAGGCAGACAACCACACGCTGGAGTGCTTCGCTGAGGTGCCGCTTTTTGACAGCGGCGACATCGCCAAAGCCGACTTTGAGTTTGAGCGTGGCTATGAAGAGAGCTGGTCGGCCGATAATGGCTACCCGCGCGCCGTGACGTTTCATGAGGGCCGGCTATATCTGGGTGGCACCGAGACGCGGCCGTCTACCATCTGGGGTTCTGTTGTTGGCGACTTCTTCAACTTCGATCCCGGCGAGGCGCTCGACGACCAAGGCGTTGAGGCCACGATGGACACCGGCACGTTCAATGCCATCATCGACATGTACTCCGGCCGGCACTTGCAAATCTTTACATCCGGTGGCGAGTTCTACATCCCGCAGGGTTTTGATGACCCCATCACGCCGACCAACCTAATCGTGAAGGCGCAGACGTCGTTCGGCTGTAAGCCCGGTGTCCGGGTGCAGAACCTAGACGGCTCGACACTGTTCATCCAGCGACAGGGTCGTGCCATCCAAGAGTTTGTCTATAGCGACAGCGTGGCCGCTTACACGTCTGCCAAGATTTCTCTTTTGTCGTCGCATCTGTTAAAATCACCTAGTGAGATGGCAGTACGCCGCGCCACCGGTACAGACGAAGGTGACCGGCTGCTGATTGTAAACGACGATGACGGCTCGATTGCCTGCTATACCATCTTGCGTTCGCAGAACGTAATCGCGCCCACGGAGTGGACTACAGATGGTGACTTCATTAACATCGGCGTTGACGTCTCTGATATCTATACTGTGGTCAAGCGGACTGTTAATAGTTCTACTGTCTATTATGTTGAGCTATTTGATGGTGATGTACTGCTTGATTGCGCTAAGACTGCTACCGTTTCTAGCTCGACTGCCTCGACGACTGTACCGCATCTGGAAGGCGAAGAAATTAAGATTATTCGTGACGGCGTTGTGGAGCCGGATCAGACGGTAGGCGCGTCGCCTCATACAATTACATTCGAGCAGGCAGCGACCGCCAGCTTCCAAGTTGGCCTCAACTTTACGCCGGAGCTGAAGACGCTGCCGGTCGAGCCGAACCTGTCGAGCGGCTCGCTCAAGGGTTTCAAGAAGCGCATCTTCGAGGTCAACGCCGAGCTGTTCGAGACGCAGGCGCTGACAATCAATGGTAAGGAAGTGGCGTTCCGTCGCTTCGGTGCCGGCATCCTAGATGGCGATGTTGATGAGTACACAGGTATCAAGACATTGAATGGCATTTTGGGTTATACTTACGACGGACAGATTACAATCGGTCAGACGCAGCCGCTGAAGATGACGCTGCTGGGCATCGATTACAAAGTGAGCGCGGGGCAGTAAGATGGCAGCAGTAGTACCATTTATTCCAAAAATAATTATGGCAGTATCTGCCGGCCTTACATATAAAGGCGGGCGCGAGACTGCAAAGGCTATGGCCCAGCAGGCGGCACTTGCGCGCCAGCAGGCACGTCAGCAATACCTGCAAGCCCGCGAGGAAGGCATTGCTGTTCTGGATGATTTGCTGCGCAACGCGTCGACACTGAACGCGCGTGCTGGTGCTGGCAGCATCGAGGCAAGCTCCGGTAGTGCAGACACGATTGCAAACTTTAACTTGGGTGCTGGCGTCAATGACATGATTGCAGCGCAAGAGGGCGGGCAGTTTGCGCTGCGCGCCGGAGAGCTGCAATCTCAGAACCTGATGAGCCAAGCCAAGGCCACTAACCTGCAAGCGTTTGCTCAAGCTCTTGGCTACATCGGCCAAGCTGCGGCTATGAAGACGCCCGGCACCCCGCCCAGCACTGGCCCTACCCCCGGCAGCGCGTCTAGCCCGCAAGTGCCGTAATAGGAAAAAGAGATGGCTGAAAGATCACCCCGCTACCGTCGCAGAATTGCACTACCTAACGTGCCGCAGATTGATTATGTATCTGCCGGCCGCGCTCAGGCTGCGGCTGCCGGCTCAATCGTAAACGCGCTCGACCGTATGGCCGACTTCGCCATCAAAAAGCTTGAGGTCGAGCAGTTTGAGTTTGGCATTGAAAACGCGCCGACCGTCGCTCAGGCCGAGCAGGCAATCGCTACCGGCAGTGACTTGGGCCTACCGACAGGTGACGTCGCTCAGGCGGCCGCTGTGTCCGTCCTCAATAACAATATGGAAACCAGCATCCGCCAGAAGATGGCGAACCTAGCTGCTAACCCTAAGACGCAGGATATGTCTCCGTCTGAGTATGCCGTTGAGCTTAACGCGCTTGTTGACGGCTATGCCTCTGTTCTCGATGAGACTGTGTCTAAGCAGGCTGGTGCAAAGTTCCGCGCCCGCATGTCGACATTTGGTAACCAGCAATATGCTGCGTTCCTGAAGAACCGGTCTAAAGACGAGCTGGAGAACCGCCGCAAGTCTGACTTTGATGCCGCCAACCAAATCATCGACGGCTTTCCAGCAATCCTAGATGGCGACATTGTTGTCGGCGAAGACGGTCATATCACGACACCCATCGATGTCATCAATGACGGTATCGAAAGAATTTACGGCCTGTCTAACCTGAAAGCGACTGAAGCGCAGACGCTGGCCAAGACAGCGCAAGAGGCAAAGATTAACGCCATTTCGCAACATGTGGCTGACTGGGTGGTGACTGACCCGGCTGAAAACATCCGCTTGGCATTGGCTGGCCAATCTAGTGACTTCAATATTCAGAACATGCTGGACGAGCTGTCACCGGTCGATCGCCGGCGTGTGGTTAAGATGGCCACAAGCCAAGTCGAGGAAAACGAAAAAATCATCCGCGACCAAGACAATGCCGTCGAGCGCCGTATGCTGAAGCGCACTAACGACCTGCAAGCCGCTGCGGTTGATGCATATAATCGTGACGATGATGAGGCTCTGCCCGGCATCATGTCTGAGCTTCGGGCGACCAACTTGTCTGTGTTTAATGAGACAGACGCGGCTATGCGCAAGCAGGGCGGTGTCGACGACCCAGAAGTTTTGGACGCCCTGATTAGGCACAGCGCGCGTGGCGAGCTGACACTTTCCCAGTTGATTGCATACCGAGGCAGAATGTCTAGGGATACCTTTGCTAAGTATGCTGAGAAGGTGGCGGCACAAGGTAAGGACGACCACCGCGTCGCTATGGACAAGTTCCGCGCCACGCTGGGTATAAGCAAAAGCGCCCTGACTGTAGACAAGCTAAAAGGTCAGAAGCTGGCTATAGCTGAAGACGCGCTCAATATGGCAGCGCGCAGAGACCCTGAGCTTGACCGCGTGGCCTTTGCTGAGAACTACGTCAATACCGTGTTGACCGAACAACTTAAAGCAGACCAAGAGAGAGCGCGCAAAGAAATCGAGGCCGCCAAGGAGCGTGCGAATATTGGGCCGGGTGAAGAGACTGACCAACAATTTGTCGACTATGTCCTTAGCCGCGAAAACGACAAGACGTATTACAGACGCCAAACGGGCCGCCTGCGCACACTGGGGTTGATGAATGAGTAGCTTACGAGACGAATTTTTTAACACGCACGATTTGTACTCTACAGGACGTGACATTGAGATGGTGCGCGACGAAAGCGGCGCACAGCTCGCCCGCGTCGTGCAGCCTGCCGCTGAAGATATTGTTGGCCTGCGGTCGCC